GGCTCTGGTTATTCCGATCGTGACCTGGCGATTAAGGTGTTTTCTGGCGAAGTACTTACAGCTTTCGATTCAGCAAATATCTTTTTGCCTTTAGTACAAACTCGTACAATTAACTCTGGTAAGTCTGCATCATTTGCAGTTATCGGTAAGTACGATACAGCAACATCAACTCACGTTCCTGGAACTGATATTACACCTAACCTAATCAATGCTGGTGAGCGTGTAATCGAGATTGATGATCTTAAATATGCTTCAGTATTCGTTGATAACTTCGAAGAAGCAATGCAACACTATGAGACTCGTTCACAGTATTCTGTAGAAATGGGTCGTAGACTAGCTAAGACAGTAGACTTAGCAGTTATTGCACAACTAGATGCGTGTGTAGCTGGTACAGCAAACGCTGGTGATACAAACGGTGGCGAAGGTCAACCTTCAGCACAAACTTCAATCACTATCGACACAGTAGCAGCTGGTACTGGTAATGACGCTAAAGGTGACGCAATCCTATCTGAGTTGTTTAATGCTCAAACTGCATTAGATGAAGATGACGTTCCAGGTGATCGTTATGTTGTTATGTCTCCTAAGAACTACAACCGTCTAGTACAGTCTGGTGCAGTTCATAAAGATATGACTCAAGGTAACAACGGTGGTATCGATACAGGTCGTATTGTTCAGGTTGCTGGACACGCTATCCTTGTATCTAACAATGTTGGTACAAACGACATCTATATGTTCACTCAAAACGCAGTTGGTGTTGTTAAATTACTTGACATCAAGTCTGAAGTTAATTACATTCCTGAGAAATTAGGTGATCTAATGACTTCTTCATATGCAATGGGCTTTGGTGTTCTTAACAATGGTTGTGTTGTTAAACTAGCAACTAACGACTAATATAACTAAGGGATGCCTTCGGGTGTCCCTTTTTTTTGATACGGAGAAATTCTATGACTGAATTAGAAGGCGTAAACATTGCCTTGCAAACTATCGGTGAGATGACTCTTACGACTGCAACAAACATTTCGGATGTATACGAAGCTAGTACAGCCCTAGAGATTCTTACGGAGACTCGTAAGACTATTCTTACAGAAGGTTACAACTGTAACACAGATTATGATTGGGACTTAACTGCAGATACAAACGGTTATGTTGCCCTTGCATCGAGCATTCTACGTTTAGAAAGTTCTGATGGATCAAACAAATATATTATGAAGGATAACAAACTGTACGATAAAGATGATAAAACATTTCAGTTTGATCCTAACTCTACTCATAAAGTAGACGTTGTATGGGACTTAGATTTTGATGACATCCCATATACAATTGCATATTATATCGCAATTAAAGCAGCAAGAATTACATATCAAAGATTAATCGGTTCTACAGATGTTATTCGTGTCCTTATGGATGACGAACAGCACGCTTATGAAAAAGCACTAGAGCACGATGTAGATACAAATAATTATAATATCTTTGATTCAACACACGCAAGTAGAATTATTACAAGAAGTAGGAATCCTCGACCAATTAGGAGTTAGATATGGCCTTAGTAAATCAGACTATACCTGGGTTATACAATGGTGTCTCGCAGCAACCTGATGAGCTACGTTTAGATACACAGGTAACTGAGATGATTAACTGTTATCCTTCATTAGTACAAGGAGTACAAAAGAGGAATCCATCTATTGTTCAAGCAACAGATACCACAGTTGATCCTGATGCATTTATCCACGTGTATGACCGAGGTGCTGGTGATGAGCAGTACATTATGGTTATTCAAGATGGCGAATATAAGGTTTATGATGAAAATGGTACGATGGCTCAAGACTGGGTCTCTAACTCTTACTTAAATGTTCCATCAGGTACATTACCACGTGATGCATTCTCAGCAGTTACCGTAGGTGACACAACATTCATTGTTAATAAGACAAAGACTGTTGCAATGTCAGGTACAACTGATAACAATGATGATGCTAACTGGGATTCAAACTTTTATTATTGGGTAAAAAGAACAACAGAAATAAGATATGGAACAGATAACAATTCAGCTAAAGGCTATACTTACTATATTTACAACAACGGCTCGCAAGTCACTTCGCAAACTAATGTCGATGGTGTCGCAGTTGCTAACTCGATAGCCTCTGCTATTGGTGGTACAGCAGTAGGATCTGTTGTTAAAAAAACAAGTGCACCTAATTATTCTGGATCAGATTCCTGGGGATCGCAAGCATCAGAATCTTGGGTAGGCACAATAAGAAAACTGCAGGATTTACCTAGTGATCTAGGTTTCCAAAATGCAGTCATTGAGATTGCAGGAGATGAACAAAGTAACTTTGATAATTACTATGTTAAATTTGTAGGTTCTGCATATAGAGAAACATTTAAACCAGGACTAGATAATTCATTTAATGCTAGTACTATGCCTCATAAAATTGAGAGACAAAGTACAACTAGTTTTCCAATGTCAACTATTAATTGGGGTGATCGTACAGTAGGTGACGAGTTTAATGCACCAGAACCATCATTTGTAGGTAGGAACATTGAAGACATCTTTTTCTTTAAGAATAGATTAGGTATGCTTGCAGATGATAATGTAATTTTATCAGAAACAAGTGAGTACTATAACTTCTGGCCTACAACTGTTACTGATGTACTTGATGCTGATCCTATTGATGTTGCAGTAGATAGTAATAAAGCAGTATACTTACGTTATGCTATTCCATTCAATAAAGAATTATTATTGTTTGGTGATAAAGCACAATTCATTATGTCAAGCACAAGGGCATTAACACCTAATGATGTTAGTATTCAACAAAGTACAGCCTTTGATATTAATATTGAAGCTGCACCAGTAGCAATTGGTCCTAATATTTATTTTGCAACAGACAAACAAGATAGTACTACAATCAGAGAGTACTTTAATGTTCCTGATACGGCTAGTAATGATGCTGCAAATATTACAGGACATTGTCCTTACTACATCCCACAAGGAGTTAAGAAATTAACAGGTAGTAGTAAGTACGATATGTTATTTGCTATTACAGGTACAGATAATAAGATATATGTATATAACTTTTATTGGCAAGGTGAAGAAAAAGCACAGTCTGCTTGGCACACTTGGGAATTAGATCCAGATGATAGAATATTTAATATTGAAGTACTAGGCGATGAGTTATTAGTTATGGTAGCTTATGACAACGGTGATCGTAAACTTGAAGCAATTAGTTTAGAGTTACCTGAGGATATGACTACTGTTACTTATGAAGATCACGGAGCAGATACAGTACAATCTCGTATTGAATTATCTAAATGGGGTGTTCCTAGTGGTAAATCAAATGTAGATAGTAATCGTTCATCATTAATTCTTAGAGACTTAAGATTATCAATGGGAGATTCATCATATTATGGTATCGAAATTACCAGAGGTACTGTAGTAAGAACATACAATAATTATGTGACAACTCCATCATTAGCAATTATAGGTGATCATAAATATCCTGTTGTTGGTAATTCAAACAATCTAGAAATAGCTTTTGTTAGTGATATTAACAAAGGTTTTAAATTAAATTCACTTTCTTGGAGAGGACAATTACATCTTAAAGGAAGTCGAGGAATATAGGAAATAAGATATGGTTTCAGATAAAGTCTTTACAACTGACGGAACACAAAAGATATTCTCCTCAGATTTTGATGTTATATCTGAGGACCATATCAGAGTGTTCCTTGATGGTACAGTAGTATCAAGAGATGATTATGATTTAATTAATAATGCTGCGGTATTTTTTACACCACCTACAAGTGGGCAGACATTAACTTTACAAGTTGGTACAACACCAGCTGATATTTTAACATCACCTACTGATGCAGGTATTGTTGCAGCAAATATTACTGATATTAATAATGTTGCAGATGCCCTAGGTGATATTGCTACAATTTTAGCAAACATTGCTGATATTAATGATGTTGCAGATGATTTAAATGAGGCTATATCTGAGATTGAGACAGCCTTAGCAAATGCCCAAGCAGCAGCAGCTAGTGCAACAGCGGCCGCAGCAAGTGCTACAGCAGCAGCTACAAGTGAAACTAATGCAAGTACCTCGGAGACAAATGCAGCAAATAGTGCAACAGCATCAGCCACAAGTGCAAGTGCTTCAGCAACAAGTGCAACAGCAAGTGCTAGCAGTGCAACAGACTCAGCAACAAGTGCAACAGCAGCAGCAAGTAGTGCAACAGCTGCAGCAACTTCTGCTACTAACGCAGCAACCAGTGAAACCAATGCTGCAACTTCAGCAAGCAGTGCTGCTACATCAGCTACGAATGCAGCGACAAGTGCAACTGCAGCAGGTGTAAGTGAGACTAATGCTGCAAATAGTGCTAGTGCAGCTGCTACAAGTGCAAGTAATGCTGCTACAAGTGAGACTAATGCAGCGACTTCAGCAAGTGATGCGGCAGCAAGTGCTACAGCAGCTCAGGCAGCTCTAGATAGTATGGAAGGTACATATCTAGGTGGTCAAGCAAGTGACCCAACAGTTGATTTAAATGGTGACCCACTAAATGCTGGTGATTGGTATTTTAATACGACAAGCAATATTAGTAGAATTTATGATGGTTCGGCTTGGGGTGATGTCGCAGTAAGCCCATCATCTTTTGTAAGTACTAGTGGCGACACAATGACAGGTACATTGACTGCTCCTGATTTCATCGGAGATTTAAATGGTGCTGTAAGATTTACTGCTAAGAATGATGAAGGTTCTTTAATCAGTAAAGGACAAGTAGTATATATCAAGGGTATTAGCGGTAATACCCCAACTGTAGGTCTAGCAGATGCTAATGATAGCAGTAAGATGCCAGCCTTCGGTCTTGTACACGAGGATGCTAATAATAATGCTAGTGTTGAGATTGTTACCTTTGGTTCTTTAAAAGATACTAAGACAGATTACTCAACTTGGGCATTAGGAGATACCTTATATGTTTCTACAACAGCTGGTGCATTAACAAATAGCCCACCTACAGGTGAAAGTAGTTTAATCCAGAATATAGGTAAGATTCAAAGATTACACGCTAGTGCTGGTATTATTAAAGTAGGTGGTGCTGGTAGAACAAATGCTGTACCTAATCTTAACGATGGTAATGTATTTATTGGTAACGCTAGTAATCAAGCAGAAGTTAGAGCATTACAAATAGCTGATGTTACAAATTTACAAACAACTTTAGATGGTAAAGCATTAGCTTCACATACTCATATTATTAGTGATATAACAAATTTACAGACAACTTTAGACGGAAAAGAAGATGCAGGTAATGCTCTTGCTTTTGCAATAGCCTTAGGATAGGAGAATATAAATGGCAAATACTTTTAAAAATTATACAGCCACTGACGTTGGTGCTTCTCCAGCAACTGTATATACAGTACCAGCTTCTACTACAGCCGTCATAATCGGATGTAATGTGGCAAATAAAACAGGATCAGCAATTAATGTAGATGTACAAATTGGTTCTACATATTTAGTAAAAGGTGCTCCTGTTCCTAGTGGTTCAGCATTATCAGTGCTGGATGGAAAAATTATTATGGAGACTACGGAAGTACTTACA